ACCCTATCCCATTGATTTCGCAACCTTAACATTTGAGCATCGGGTTGTTTCATTGCTTCTGCTAATGCTTTCGGGTCTGCAAACTGTTGTTTTGCATATTTTGAGAAAAGCATTAAGAATTGGTTAATCATTTTTTGATTACCTTTAGATTGCTTTTGAAATTTCTCAAACCAATCTGTGCCGGTAATTCCTAAATCATTAACTGCCTTTTCTGCTAAACCTATTGCGTTCGGAACATGAGTACCAATTTGCATACGCAAGTCTTGTGAATAAACAACACCTTTAGATGCCATTTCACGAAGGGCGTATGTTACACGTTCAAATTGATATTCGGACATGTGAAGTACCCTAGATACCTCTGTCCAATCTTGAAACACTTGCTGTGCGCCACTATCACCCAAACCCTTTGCTGTCGCAGCATAGAAAATAGAGTATGAATCTGCAATACTTTTCATAGGCATTGCTGTCCTTTCTGCCAACTTAAATGCCCATTGTAATTGCTCATTGGCTTTTGCTTGTGATTGAGTAATAGCAAAGAACCTAGATTTCATAGCACCCATTTCTCTGGTTGCATTCACTAGGCTCATACCAAATTGTTTTAACCCAGAATAAACGTCATAACCAATAAAAGTGCTAAAAAGGTTTTTCAAACTAAACAAATTGCCATACGTTGATTGCATTTGTTTATTTAAAACTTGAAAACCATTACCTTTGACGGTGGGTTTGAATAATAATAAAAATTCGTCTAATATTCCAGCCATTTCTACCCTATATTCGCAGTTGCCTTTTCTATTTCATCGCCTATTTCTTTTATTTGGTCGGCTTCTTCTAAATATTTAGAAAATAATAAAACCATATCCGGCAAACACCAATCTTCAATTAATGAAGGTTGCATGTGTTCTTTTCTACTAATAGTGGCGATAATCGCTTTAAAAAACTTTTCTTCTTCCGTATAATAATCAACGGTATCTAACCAAGATTTTGTTTCATTTCGTTCGTTAGTTGTGTTAGAGCCGTTTCCAAGCCTTCTGCTTTCGGCAATGAGTTGGCTTGTAGTCTTTCGTTTAGTAGATGCAGACCCCTTTCTATTAATGTAGGCAACGATTGAAAAAAATCTTTGTCATTCTCCATAATTACTTTATATAGTAATTGAGGAATCTCCATAAATCTACCGGCAAAATGTTCATCAAAATCTGGTATTAATCTATCATCACAGTAAAGTTGATTTTTATCAACAAATGTATCTAATAAATAATCAAAATCATTCATTACCAATTCATATAATTTGGCATTAAATTCTTCAACTTTTCCCTGTGTTAAACATGGCAATAAAGCACCTGTTTTAGCAGTAAATCTTCTCGTTGCTTCAAATGCTTTACGACCACCAATTAAATAAAACTTGTATCTGTGTTCGCCTACTTTAACTTCTCTTTGTGGCATTCCCATAATTCTCAATCTCCTTAAAATGTCTAATATTTTTAAAACGAGATGCGAGGGTGGTAAAAATTACCACCCATATCTCTATAAATTTTATACAGAAAATTTTATATTCCGTAAACTTACGAAATTTCAAAATCTTCTTCACATTCAATTGTAAATGCGTACCCATTACCACCTGTTAATGCTACTGCATCATAAGATTTTACGTTAGATGCTGTAGAAGTCCAAGTTCTTTGTCTGTTAGGGTTTGTATCTTTTACAATTAAGTTTTCAATTTGTTTCTTTTGATTATGATAATTTTCTAATTTGTAACTTGAAGCACTATGAGAAAATAGTGTAAAAGTCAATTGGTCTATCTTATCATATTTCCAAACTGTTTCGTGTCCGCCAGATTTTCCTTTGATAACATCAGAATTTTCACCACCGGCGGTAATTTCAATATCTGCATCACCAAATTCATCTGGGTTAATAGTATATCCATCAAATGAGATATAGATATACTTCGGGTCTATTTGATTTCCTGCCATAATTCATTATCTCCTTATGCTTGATATACTAAATTAATTTCAACTTTCTTTGCGTTAAGTGCTATTTCAACATGCGCTTGAACAACAAAGCATTTTTCAGCAAATTTAGATGCAAATTGTTCTTTAACAGTTTGTCTTGAAAGAACTTTTAATTCTTGACCTTCAAGTAATGCTCCACCCCTATCATCATAAGGCGGTTTCATTTCAAGAGCATCCATACCAGCAGATTGTAAATTCAAGATAATTCTATCTAAAATAACTTGCTGTTGAATTTCATCACCATTACTCATATAACCACCAGCAGTTAAAACTCTTGTCATATAAGAGCCTGCTTGTCCGATATATGGAGTATAGTAGTTTACATAGTTTTTGTCTAATTTAGATTTCTGATTATCTGATAATTCATCTTTTGTAATTCCAGACGGTTTATCAAATACACCGGAAATTCTACCAGGTGTGCCAAAACAATGTATAGCACCCATAGCACCATTTAAAAATTCATCAGTTAATTCATGGTAATATAAAACACCTTTTGTGTTTTTGTCAGCCAATCTTTTAGCGATGTTGTCTATTTCTTCTTCGCCACTTTCGCCTTCAACTGTAACTTTTCCATCTGTTAAAACTTCTGGCTCATTTGTTTGAGCATGAGGGATTTTTCTTTTATCAGCAAAATAACCCATAAATGACATAATATCTTCATCGTCAGCAGAAGTTAAAACCCAATGATAAGCATCTGTATAACCTATACGGATTAACGCAGATTCAATATCGTTGTCGGTTGATAACACTTGACAAATGGCAACTTTTTCTACAGCAGATTTGTTCATACCTGTATTTACTTTTTGTGTAAATACATCTTTTGCACACTTGTAAACAGGGTGCGTAGTAGGAAATTTCTCACCAACTCCTGTAAGTGATTCAAATTCTTCATATCCATCTGTGGAGAAAGTTTGACCTTCAAGCAAATCAGAATTTTCAAATCTTGCTACAATTGCCAAATTTTTGAAATAACCATCAATACTTGTTGTGATTATTTCTTGCTCATTGACGATTATGATGTTATCAATATTTGTACTCATTAATCGTTTCTCCTATATTTACAATTTTTTATTACTTTTTAATTTGTATCTATATCAAAATCTACAGATTGTGCAATTCCATCTTCATCTTCGTATTGCACTTCGGCATATATACCATGAGCCACATCCTGTTCACGTTTAGAAATTTGGTCGTATCTAAACACACAAGAAAAACGATTTGTATGCCTACTTTTTGTATCTTCAAAAATGCTAATATCTGTTATTTCGGATAAATTCTTATTCTGGGAGCATACCAAAATAGGAGTTAAATAATCATTTTCATAACAGAAATAATCCGAAGCCGAGCCAGACTTCAATAACATTCTTAAATATGAACAAGCGTTGTGTGATAAATTTTGAGCCTGCAACGCTGTTAAGTTTAAATTTTTATTTTTCATTGAACTAACCGTAAAATTTACAGTTATTTCATGAAATTCTTGCATTTTATAATAATATTTACCATCTGTATCTTGATAAAATTCGTCATCAACACCCCAATTTACTGTTTCATCGCTTATCACGTCTAAATAGCAATAAGTAGCATCTAATGGTCTATCTTTAACGGTATCAGACCAAAATACATTTGGTGAATTTTTTATTGTTTCTCCATCTAGGTTTACATAACTAGATAGATTAAAATATTCGGGAAATTCGGCATGAAGGGTATTATATGCCCATTTTAAAACTGCCGTTTTAAATAAACTTATTTCATTCATCTAATAATGCACCTACTGTTCCTAACGATGTTTCTTCTTCGCCAATATAAGTTCTATAACAATGAACGATACCGCCTGCCGTCATAGGCTGACTAGGAACAATAACTTTAAATTTAACATTGTCAAATAAAGAAGTTATTGTTGCACCATTTGGAATAGGCTTTTTAGAAAAAATACGTCTAGTAACTTTACTTCGTAAACCTTCCGGAATATCTTTTAAATCATCTTTATAATTAATTGGAATTAATGCCAAATTAATAGGTGTATCAACAGATTCGCCTTCAATTTCACCTTCTTCAAAATCATAAGTAATTTCTGATGGTACGGAAATTATACAGGGTTGCGCACCTAAATTATGGTCTATCATATCATCAACTACTTTTTTAAACTTATTCCAATTTGGTGGTAACGGCATTGTTTATTTCCTATTAAATTCTGCTATCATTTTATCTATTTGAGTTAAAAATTTTAGGCTTTGTTCTTTAACCATTCCGGATTCTGCGGTTCGTTTATTTTTACCACGAATAGCCTGTAACATTTTTGAACTATCTATTAATGGAAAATCAAAACCTTTAATTTTTTGTGTAATTTCAGAGTTTCGTGCCTGTTGATTAGTCATTACTTCTCTTTGTTTTACTGCCATTTCTTCTGCAATTGCATCTATGACATGTTTGGAATTTGTACGACCACCACGAATTGTTGTTTTATTAAGATAAGTTATAATAAACGCCCTTACTCTATCTCGCATATCATTCCACGCATCCTTTAACTTCCATAACATAATAAATGGTCGTGATGGTCGGTGTAAAATTGCACCCTTTGGAATAGTAATTGTATCTCCATCTGCCGTAGGAATAGTGGCTGTTTTAGTTTGTGTCCAACTAGCATCAGTTTCTAAAACACTTGCTAATTTGGCTAATTTTATTTTTTTATTTCCACTACCGGCAGATACCCATTGCCTACCCTCTTGTCGCCAAATTCCAGAACAAGCAGAAAAAGCCTGTAACCAAATAATTTTTTTGACTAAATTCTTTAAACCTTTTCTCTTGCAAATAATTTGTACGGTTGATTGCGCCATTTATTTATCCTTCGTAATAAGGGCCGGTCTGTTCATCGTTATTTCTACGAACTTCGTATTCTAAATCAGAAGTTTTAGGCGGTATAATTTCGCCATCTTTCATTCTTTGATAATTTTCATGCCTATCTTCCTGATAAATTCCAAAGGTATATGGCACGCCAGCACACAATGGATTTAAACCATCTTTAATACTTTGCTCTAGGTTGTTAAGCAATGTTTGATAATTGCTTGCTTTTGATTTACCTTCTTCATACTCAATTGTATCAAGACGATATGTATCGCCACCACTACTAGCATATTTTGATACTAATGCTCGTAAAGCCATAATTGCAGATTGAACAAGATTGCAATATGACATTTGGTAATATGCTTCTAACTGTTCATTGGAAAATTCAAAAGCATCTTCATTTGTATCATTAATTAAGGCTCTAATTTGCCCTATGTAATTTGTGTAATCTACAGCCATTGATATTACTTACCTAAAACTTTTAAAATTTCTTTCTTTGTTTTTAAAGGCACTTTTTTTCTCATGTCCTTAACTTCTATACCCAACTTATCAAAAATCGTCTTTTTGAAAGTTATTTTATCCAAACCCAATTTTTGAGCAAGTATAGTGTACGTTTCAGAGGTCGTTTTTTTAGCCTTTTGATTTTTTGATTTATTTGATGAAGTATTTTTTTGTGGTTTAAATATTTTTTGAATATAACCTACATAACATAAATTTTTAATTACTTCATCACTTGTATTTTGTATATCTTCATCTGCAATTTTTTCACCAACTTGATAATATTTTCCATTAAGCATAATATCTGGATATTGGCAAATAAATTTGCATAACTTATTTTCAATTTCTTCAAAGCATCCATGTTCATCAAGTTCTACATGTACTTCATGAAAAGGATTATATAAAAATATATCGCCTGCTTTATAAGAAGGCATAGCCATTTGATTAAGACTAGGGATGTCATAACGACATTTCATTGGTATTAAAATTTCTTCCATCATATCATTTTTCCTTAAAAGTGTAAAAAGAAAGTGGGTGTTTAACGAAAGGGATTACACCCACTATTAACTGTACGAGGATTTAACAAGTGGGATAAAAAATCCCACAAGTCATAATCCACTATATAAAACATATTAGGCTTACATAATGTAACCTAATACCTACGCTACATCATTAAGATATAACATTTGTCAAAAGAACTGCGCCTTCTTCCATTGAAACAACAATTGTGAAGTCTTGTACTACACGAATAACATCAGCAGTAATTTTTTCTTCACGATATGTTTGAATGATGATACCGTTAGAACCAGCACCATAAGTGTTAGTGTTGTAGAAACATTTAACAGCAGATGGATTAGTAGCACCAGCAACATCACCTTTGTAGTATAACAATGCTACATTAGAAGTTGCGATAGTTCCGATAGTTTGTTGTGCCTGTCCATCAGCAGTAGTTGTTTCGCAACCAGCCATGATGTAAAGGTTTTTCAAACCGAAGAATTGAGCCAATTTTTGTGCTGTCAATTCTTTATCAGCATCACATCTTAATCTAGCCAAGATAGTTGCATTTTCAGTTAATGCGTTAAATATATCTTCTGTGATTAAAAGTGAATCTGGGTTTACGCCTAAAGCATGTTTGATTTCAAGTTTCATTTTCTTGATGTCTGCGATAGGATTAGAGTTAGCAACATCCCATTTAATGAATTGTTTGCCTGTTGCTCCAGATGCTACGCCAGAATATACATGAGAGAAGTTTGCAGAAGTTAATTTTTCAGCAAGTCTAATGTCAAATTGTGCATAAGCATCTTCTACCATTTTTGCAGAGGTATCTTCTGCTTCGTTTGCAAGTCTGTTTCTGTCGCCGATAGGAATTTCATATCCTTCTTGTTCGCAAGCAAACTGTTTTTCTTTAACGCCAAGATTTACTCTCTTGAACTCTGTACCTTCTGCTCTTTTTTCTATATTACGTCTGCGGAAATCGCTTGCAGACCAAACTTTGTAATTGCCGTTAAATACTTCCGTAGGAATCATCGGAATAGCACCGTTTACAACGGCAAAATCTTCTCTACCTTCCAAAAGTGCGATAGCACGTTTTGTTAGGGTTTCGTCAAATTGTGCATCAGTATGTTGTATCATTTTAATTACTCCTAACTTTTAAATTTACTCTACTTTTTGCTTTTACCAATTAAAGTACCACTACATAGATAAGGTCATTTTCAGCACCATCTTCTAATGCTTTTGCAACAGCCAAAGCACTTTCAGCCTGTTCAACGAACTTACCATTTGCATCAACTGCGAGCAATGCACCAAAATCAACAGCACCACCCAATTTTGCCTTTGTGATTTCGCCTACCATAGCGACACCAACTGCTTTTCCTTCTTTGCCGTCATTCATAAGAATACCCAAGCAATCTACTCCTGCTTCACCAGCAATTTCAACGCCATTTGCGCCTGCTACGATAGCAAATCCGTATTTTCCGGTTAAATCTTCACCAGCAATAAATGATTTCTTTGCCATTTTTAATTTCTCCTAATTTTTTATATCAAATCTTAATTTCTATTATTTTCTGTTACGAACTTTACTAGAAAACTTTTTAGCATCAGCCAAAGTTCTATCAAGGAAATAAAAAATTTGTTTTACATAAAGAAATGCTTGATTTTCTGTTAAACCATGCTCTTTCATAGCCTGTTCAACTTTTGCATTTTTTTCTGCATTTTCGTCAATTTCAACTTCATTATCATGTCCAATTTCTTCACAATCTTTAAGATTTTTAACTGACAATTGTTTTAATGAATTAAAAATAACTTTTTTAGTATCTTCTGATAAAGCAGAATTTTTGATTTCAAAAATCATATCAACTTTATCTTCTAATTTTCCTGGAACACCACCAAAGTCTTTTTCAACTTCTTTAGATAAAGCCATTTTTTGCAATTCTAATTCTTTTTCAGCCTTTTCAGCCTTTAAGTTTTCAATTTCTTGCAATAATTGGTCTTTTTCAGATTCTTGAACTTCATCAGTAGTTTCCGGTATTTGAATTTCGTTTACTTCTGTAACTTCAACAGAGTTTTCTTCACCTTCTTCAACTTGCTCTTGTTCTTCCGGTTGTTCTTCTGTTTCTTCTACTTCTTCCGCCGGTTGTTCTTCTTCAACAACTTCTTCTTCTGGTTCTTCTTCAACAGGTTCTTCTTGTCCATCTTCGGCAATTTCTTCTTCTGCCTGTTCTGTTTCTACGGTTTCATCATCAGATGGCTCATTTTCTTCTGATTCATTGCTAGGTTGTTCGTCTTGCTCTTGACTTTCAACTTCCGTTTCTTCTGATACAGATTCTTCCTGGACATCCTCGTTTACTTCTGCGGTTTCTTCTGTAACGACTTCATCTTTAATACCTAATGCAGATTTTACAGCATCTACAACTGTATTGATTTTATCTAAAATCAAATCATTTTTTTCTTGTTCCATTTTTAATGTATTCTCCTTATTCGTACTTGCTATGCTAGGTGCAATGTCAATAGTTTTAAGAACATCATCAGTAGTTAATTCTTTTAATTGTTCTTGCTCTTGTTCATCCTCTAGTTTTTGCATACTTTTAGAGAACCACATTGTAGTCGGATTAAACATTTTCATCTTTGCACCTTCCTCTCTTTTACACTAATGTTTTTTAACACATTCGGAGCATCTTTTGGCTTTTCCGCAATGGTTAGTTTTACATTTTTAGGATTGGTTATAATCATAATGTACCCCCTCTCCTATTTTCAAAAGGAAAGTCATTATTATAACCGAGTTCATATTGGTTTTTTCTAGCCAAATACTCGTCATAAATTTTATCTAATGACAATAATGCTGTTGCTCTACTCATTTTAATATCAGCAAATCTATGTCTTATTGTTTCATCTGCCGATAACCACAAATCAGCGTTATTTATTTCTTTTATTAAGTTTTGAGTGTAGCCTTTTTCTCTATCTGCATTTTTATCAAAAGTTCCATAAACCAATTCGTCAGTTGTTCTTTGAATATTTTTTGCTTCTGATACAATGTCAGATGTTTTACCCCAAGCCATTCCACTTGCTTCGTGAATAAGCATTTTGGTATTTGCACCAATTACCCTTAAACCTGGAGTTCCTGCTGTGGCTAAACAAGCACCACAACTTGCTACAATTCCACTTGCTATTGTAATAGTATCTTTTGGACTATCTTGTATTAAATCTAGTAAAACACTTAAACACCAACAATAACCACCTGGACTATCTACTACAATAACATTATAGCGTTGGTCGGGATTAGCCTGCATTTGTATAAAGGCATTTGTATAAAGGTCGTTATATGCCGGATGAAAGGTGTTTACGGTTAAATAACTAATTCCCATTATTTATCCTCATCTTCTTTTTTCTGTTCATCATCTTCTATTGGTTCTGCTTCGTCTGGATTGACAGCACTATCGGCTGTTTTTTCCGCTAATTCTTCTGAACCGTATGCCCAAGTATTGACTTCTCTACGTCTTTGATAGTTATCAAATTCTTCTTGTGTTATAGTAGGTGTATCATTACCAAGTAATCGTTTCAGAATTGCGTTACACATACCTAATGTTGGCGGTACTAAACCAGATTTATCGGCAGATTGAATAAATAACATTAAGTTAGTTAAATCCAAATCACCAATTTCAGAAAATTCAATAGTTGGCATAAGAGATAAATCTATTAAATTCTTTTCCAAAAGCGTTGGAATTAATTTAAAATTGATTACTCTTTTTATTTCATCTAGCATTTCTTTTACTAAATTAGTAAAAATTTTAATTTTAGATTGTGAAAAACTACCAGAAATACCAGATTTTTGTGCTGTTAAAAAGAAATCAGATAATAATGCAACGGAGATATTTCTATCTTCTCTTGCGATAATTTTATCTGCATCTGGTATATTTCCTGCTCCACTAGAAATAATGCCTACTTTAATATATTCTGGATGTGCAATTGCTACGTCTGTACCGGCTCTAATATTTTGCGCCGTATCTTTTATCCATTTTTGAGTTTGTAAATATGCAGGGTTTTTTGTTGTAGGGTCTAGGATTGGTGCTGGCGCTTGAATATCCAGCAACCCATCAAATCCTCTCTCATATCGTATATCTTCATTTAAAGAAGTCCGCTTTTTCTTTAAATACGGTGTTACACAATTGAGATATAAACTAACACCCTCTGGATTATTATTAAAACTACGATGTTTGAAGTGTAAAAGTTTTTCATAAGGAATTTCTTTTTCTTCAAATTTATTGGGGTCTTTTTGGCTCACGCTAATTATATTGCGGTAGTTTTCGTCATAATTCCACTTTGTAATACTGCCCTGATAACGAGATGCTAGTTTTGCTAACCCTATAAGTCCATCGTCAAACTTTGAACTTTTATCTTTATCCTTATTTTCTCCGTTTCTAACCTTATAAACAGGTTCTATAATAGCAAAGCCATACTGTGAGGCGGTTAAAGCATTAGCAATTACTTCTTGAAACGAATGATTAAGGTCTTGAAATAAACATTGGTCTATAAAATCTGCAATTTTTTTTGCTTCGGCTGTATCATCTTTAGGTTTTATACTCCATTTAACAGAAGATGCAGTTGATTGATACATATTATTAAAAGCACCAATGGTTGAGTCAAATTTAACCATTTCTTCTAATAATTTTATCTTTTTCGGCCCCCGTAATGGAATTATACTTTCTTCTCTTACTTTTCCATTACTAATGGCTATACCTGTATAACCTAATTCTTCGCCAACAGTTTTTTTTGTTTTATAACTTGTACGATTTCTTTTTGACATTATAAAATCCCATCATTAGAAATGTTGATTGCGCCAAATGCACATGGCATATAAAAATCATCTCCCATTTCAGCACAAGCGAATACAATACTGTCTGCCAAGTCTGATGACCTATCTATTTTGTTTTTAAGTTCCGCCTTACTGATAATTTTAATCTTACCACTTTCGTTACGGCTATAAGTAATTGCAGACAACTCTTGTCGTAACATTACCGAATCTGGTAATAATAATGGTAATTTACCCTGTGATTCCGGTACTTGTGGTCTTAAAGGATTCATTAAAGTTCTTAAATTCCACCATACTTCATCACGTTTACGAGAAAATGTTTTTTTGCGTTCATCATTTTCTGCTTTATTAAAAATAAAATCTGTATCTTGTTGTCCTGCTCCACCACCTGTTTGAATGCCAAACACCGGTAGTCCAGAATCTTTTAATATTAAATATTTATCTCGCCCAACACCATCTTGTTCTATGTTAATGCGATTAACTTCATATTGTTTATGAAGTTCAGTGATTTTAGCGATTAAATCAAATAACTCTAAATTAAATGTTTGAGCAAAAACAATTTTATTACCATTTCTTATTGCTATTGCTGATTTATCGTTTCCTGTACCCTGTCCGATGTCGCAACCCATTACTATTTCTCCAGGTTGCCAATAACTATCATTATGATAATTATTCATCGCTTGATTTATCCAATCTTGTGGAAATACAGCGTTTTCATCTCCGCTAGGAAATTCAGCCAAGCAACGAGTTTTAAATTCATAAGAATCTGGTGTACCACCATAATCCATTAAAATTCTATATGCTTGAATTGGATTAATCAACCATTTAGAAAATGGTAATAATGCTTGTTTAACATCATTTTCCCAACCGGACAAATTATCTTCTTGTTTGTATTTATAATAATTAGTTTTACAATATTTGTCTAATTTATTGCGCCAATAGGTTGGGTCTTTTTCATCTTTTAAATAATCTTCAAGTTTAATATTTGGATTAATAAAATTAGGTGTATCAAAACAACTAATTTTAATTTGATGCCATTCGGAATTTTCTTTAAAACTATTAAAAAATGTTCCGAAATTGCCATTAGGTAATGTTGTGTTTCCAATCATTACTTTCTTAACAATTAAGCCAGAAGATGTAATACCTTCAAAATCAGAAAATGCACTATCACTTATACCCTGTGCTTCATCAAAGATACATAAAACATAAGTGCCATGTTTACCTACATTTTTATTCTCGCCTTCGGTAGAAACACCCATAATGTAGTTTTTATTTCCATAGCGAATTTCTGCTAGGTTTTTATTTTCAGACAGTTTACCAAAAAGAGTAATTTCTGGATTACCTGTTAATTCTCTTAATTTTTCGGTAGCCTGTGCGATAAATGCTCTTATAGGATTATATACATTCTCTCTAACCTGTGCAAAATTAGGTGCTGTAAACAAAACTATTGTATTATCAACATCATCTTCCAAATAGCAATAAAAAAACCATATTGCTACAGCAGATAAAAGTGTAGATTTACCAACTGCGTTTGCAGAACGAATTGTTACGTTATTGTGTTTAACAATTGCAGATAACATTTTCTTTTGGTGATATGCTAGATTAAGTCCTAGAATTTCACTCATAAATTCTGCTGGATGTGTTCGCCAATATTGACGTTTACTCGCCAATTCATCAAGAGTATATTTTTTCTTTTGTTTATCAGCCATATAATCCTTAAAGTGTCAGCATCCTTAATAAAAAGTGCCAAAATAAAAATGAATTAAAATAAAACCTTTGTACTATTTTGGCACATAAACACTTTTAAGGATGATTGATAGTATTATTTTCTCTTTCTAAAAATGTTATACTCACTATTTTAAAAAGTGTAAACTTTTTGCTTAAAATATTATAATTATTTAATACTATTAAAACAGTTATAAACCAATAGTAATCTATATTATAAGATATATGATATTTAATTATATAAATATTAAAGTTCATGAACTTAAAGTATATATAATTTTAGGTATATTTAATTTAATTATATAATTTTCTTCTTTATTTTATCTTGAAATAAAATAAAGAAGAAAAACTAGAGTGTATATAATTGGAGTGTATAATAATTAAGTTTATATTAATTAAAGTTTATGAACATGTAGTTAATATATTAAGATGTTTATATATAAGGTGCTTATATAATAAGGGAGTTATATATTTTACCACAAAAATTTTAAAAGTCAAGAGTAGAATTTTAAGGTTTACAAAATATTAAAAAAAAACTATAATATTTTTGGAAGGATGATATGGATAAAATAGAAGAAAAAGTTTTAAAAAAATATAAACGTGAAATTTCACGAATTATTAAAAATAAATATCGTAATAAATCTCAAATAGAAGCAGAAAGACAAAAATACTGTCTAACGGCAACAAATAATATGCGTAAATCCATATCAGCATTAGCACAAGATATTTTTAAAACCTATTTGCCTATTATTGAAGAAGAAATAAATACTAAATTAGAAAAATTTAGACAATCAGATAAATTCCAAAAAGCAATACAGGCAGAATTAAAAGTTAATAAAAAAAAGATTAGTTGTAAATCTTTAAAAAAATTTCAAGAGTTTGAGATAGGAGTAAATAACTCTTTATTGGATAATCTTTTACAAGAGATAAATTCCGATACAAAAGAGCCAGAAATTAGCCGAGAAGAAGTAAAATATATTTTATTATCAATTTTATATAAAATTATTGATTATCTTAAAGAAGGTTATAAAATCAAGATTGGAACAATGATGTCTATTTGGTTAGACCAAAGAGATATAAGAATTAATTTACCGGAAGTTAAAGAAAGAATTTTATCTGATAGATTAATTCCTAAAATTGCTTTAGGTAGTGCTTTTAGTTATAAACTATTTCAAGCAATTAATGATGTTGATAAAGAAACGAAATCATGAAAACAATTAGACTTATAGATTTAATAAATGATATTAAAGGCAATAAAAATATCAGTAAAAAAAATATAATGCGTGTAATTAGAGCATTGCCAAAAGTTATGGCAATGATGCTAATAAAAAAAGAAGAAATTAAATTTACTTCATTTTTTAAATTAGGTTTTAGAATTGCTAAAGATAGAATTATAAAAAGTTCTATAACAAAAGAAATGTTGCACATACCACAACATTTACGCTTTAAAGCCACGTTTTATAATGAATTTAAACATTTTTTAAATAGAGAAAAATAATGAAAAACATTAAATTAGCATACCTTAAATTTGCCGATAAATTAGATAATTGTCTAATAGAAGTGGCATTAGACTATCCAAAATATGAGGATATTAAAGCATGCTATTTATATGAATTATTTTATTTTGATACTCTGAAAGAAAAGATTACCCAACGAGAAGAAGAAATAGTGCAATATGGCATTATTAACGGAGAATTAGCACCATTTTACATACAAATTGAAGAAAATATCTATAACCAATTAAAAGAATATTTTAAAAATACAACCGAATATGAAGAATGCAAATGGCAAGATGATGTGTCGTTATTAAATGCTATATTGAATGTATATAGACAAGACCCAAAATCATGGGAAACATAAGGACAATATGGCAATTAACCCTCTTAACGGCTATGACAGAATTGCAAAATTCATAGCCAGCAAACCGGTGCAAAAAATCATCCGTTTTGCCGATAAGAATCCGGCATTATTCCAATCGGCTACTGTATTTACTACAGCATCTTTATTTCGCCCTGCAACCATAATGGGTACTCCTGCAAAAACAGAAGATAGACGTAAAGATAATTTGTATAGTGCAAGTAAAAGTGTAGCATCTGGCATAACAGATTTAGCATTTTCTACAGCATTATTTATTCCTGCTAATAAAGGAATAAATAAAATTTCCGATAAAATGTTTCAAAATCCAAAATCATTATTGTATCAAGATGCCAAAGCATGTAAAATGTATAAAAATCTTGTTAATCGTGGTTTAAAGATTGCCGTAGTGCCAATAATAGCATATTTGAATTTTAAATATTTAAAAAATATTGCTAATTTTATAAGCGATAAAATAATTGCGAGAGGTAATTATAATGAAAATACCTAAAATCTCGCAAGCAATACAAAAAATGGCTAAAAGAATAGCCAACGATGAAAAACTTTATGATAAAATGAATAATGTCATACTTCCTATTGGTGAAACAACCGTAGCAACAGGAATGTATGCTTATTTTATTGAAAAGAATAAAAAAATTGAAAAAGAACGTAAACCAGCACTTCAATATCAAAATTTAATTTGTGGTGTTGCTGGCGCAACTTTGGCAAATGGTGTTAATAATTCAATACAAAAACATCAAGCCAAGATTATTGAATCTTTAAAAAGAAATAAAAGCATCCAAAATCCGGAAGGATTAATCAACGGATTAAAAATTGCTATGCCGGTAATTATTTTTACTTCAATTATTAGGTTTTTAATTCCGGTCATCTCAACTCCGATTTCTTCTAGGATGCATGAAATTCAAGAACGTAAAAAAGCAAATTCGCTTAACTCATAAAAACCTCTTAAATTCTTTTGACGAGCAGGGTATCACACCCTGCTTTTTCTTTGTCTTGACATTTAAAAAATAATTTAGTATAATTGGTTTATCAAAGAGGTTAAAAAATGAGAGTAAAAAAATTTATAGGTAAAATAGCAAAAATTTGTGCGTATATTCCTGTATTATGGAACGATGAAGATTGGGATTATTCTTATTTACTAGATTTAATAAAATTTAAGTTAAATAGAATGAAAAATACTATCTATAAAAATAATTTTATTGCTAGATATGAAATTAGAGATATTTGTATTGGCATAAATCAAACAATAGACCATATCAACAATTATCAAAATGATTCTAAAGCCTATAAAGACATTAATGGTAATTTACCATTTAAAGTTGGTTTTAAACATAAACAATTAGAAAATGGTTGTTATAATTTAATTACATGGAATGAAGATGAAGATAGACAACTTAATAAACAAGAAGAAGAAATATACGATAAGTATATCAAAGATTGCTATGACTTTGAACAAAAAGAATGGGAAGCAATTTTTGATACAATAAAGAAAGAAGGTCAAAAATGGTGGGATTGAAGTCAAAAGAACCTGTATATGTTACATATACTTGTAAAAAATGTGGTAGTGCATTTGTAGATTTAGACCCAAATGACGATATTAACGAAACACCATTAAGAACTAGATATTGTCCAGATTGCGTAGCAAAAGGTTATGTTAATGATAAATTTGTAAAAAAAATTACACTAGAACAGCAAAGACAAAAAGATATTAAAACTAAATTAAAAGCCAATAATATTACTGATGATAAAGATATTTCTTTTATAAAAAAATATATTAATAAACAAATTGCACACAAAGAATCTACAGGGCAAAGAATAATTTTAAACTATATTTTTAAAGATGCTTTAGAAGTATTAAGTTATCAATCATGGAAACAATAATAAAACTTAATTTACTATTGACAAAAATTGAGTTATGAGTTATACTTATAATAGATAGAATAAAAAATGAAAGAGGTCTAAAATGGGTTTAATTCAAGAATTAACAAGATATTTAGAAGTTCAAGGTGATGTCGCAGTTTTAACTAAAGAAAACGATGAATTGCGAGAAAAACTTAACAAAGTATTAGAAGAACGAGATAATTTTGAATATTTATATGAAGTTCAAAAACAAAGAAAAAATAGTGCTTTAGACGAAATTATATCATGTCAAAAACGAATTGACTCATTATTAAGACAATTAGCGGAAAAAAATGGTGGAAAATAAAAAAATTCAAACATACGAATATTATTGCAATATTCTTGATACAATGTTAAGTGATATGTCAAATGTTACATTAAACGACATACAAGATGTGATGGATGAATTACATACAGAGATAAATAAGATAGAGATTGAGGAAAAAGAAGATGAGATGTCAGCCGATAAAACCAATAGGGGCGAATATTAGTTTTTTAAATAAAAAACAACAACCGGAAGAAAAGAAACAAGTTGTAGAAATTAAAATTAAGACTCAAACAGGCGATACTTTTGAAAAATTACCGCCAAAAGACGGACAAGAATAATGAATGATAAAGAAATCGCTAAAAGAGTAATAAATATGATTTCTAATTTAAAGAAATCAAAAACTGTTTTTCGTGTGATTATTGAAAAAACTAAACTACCGGTAATAGAAAAAACAGAAGAATTTACCGTAGTGAAGGTTCATGAATTAGAACGTCTGCGAGAAATTGAAAAACGATTTTATGATATTGGCGATATAGCACGAAATACTTATCATTATTTACGAGGAGAGAAAAATGGGAATTAGAGAAAATATTGTAGATTTATGCACTATTTTGAGCAAATCTCAAAAGGCAAAAGAATCACGTCAAAAAGAAGTTTTAGATTTTATGCAATGGGCAATTATTAACATTCCAGATGCTATTAGAAAACAAATTGGCACGATTAATAACATAACACTTAATTATAAACAACAAAATTATGGCATAGAATTAAATTTGCAAGATTATAATTATTGGAAAAATGAATTAAAATTAAGACCGGATATTTTATTTATTGAACCAAAAAATATTGAACAGGCAATTTTAAAGAAAATAACTGATATTTCGGTAAATGAATATTATACATCTAAAGAAGATTTAGAAAATATAATTGCAGAAATTAATAAAATTTATGAAACATAGTTAAACTCCTTTAAGATTTGTATTTACAAATTTAGCACCTAGAAATAGGTGCTTTTCTTTTGTCTTGACTTTTATAGTATAATATGATACTATTAAATAGTGAGGAATTTAAGATGAGTATTAAAACTTTATATAGATTAGATAACCCAAAACATAATTTATGGGCAACAGAAGGATGGTTTGTTAAACCCATAGAGATAAATAAAGAAACAACTAAAAGTTGGGTATTAGATGAAGGGTATCAATTAATTAATATTAACGAAAAATCTTTATTAGGTACACCGGATAAATTTTCCGGAATACAAGAAAGATTTTTTGAATCAGAACAAGATGCTAAAGATTATTTATGGTGGAAAGAACATCGTAGTGATGTATATCGTGCTTTTGAAAGATGCACTAATATAGACAAACTTTTAAAAATAGCACAGATATTAGAAGTGAGAAGTTTATTAAAATAAGGAGAGTAAAAATGAGTTTACCAAAGTATTTTGAAAATTTAACAATTGGCATTAGCACAATTACAGGACAGCCAAGAATTTTATCTGTTAAGCAAGACGAGCAAGACAAACCAATTAAAAATACAGATAAATATAAAGACATAGACGATAAAACATGGCATGATTGTATTATGCTTTATTTCCAAAAACAAAATCCGACATTTGAAATTTTAGAAGATTTTACATTTCTTATCGCCGGAAAAGTAGAAAATAAAGAGCAATTATTAAAAGTCTTAAAAGGCTTAACGGAACACGTTGAAGGATTAGAAGTAAATGCCAAGTAAAGAATTTTTATGTGTAAATAAATTTATTAGCGACAATGGTTTTATGTTGGAAGCCGAAATCCCAAAAACTATGGGAATTTGTGCTAAAAACATTACCATTGAAGTTGATAAAGAAGGCAAAATTGTAGATTTGGCTGTTATAGGTGGTTGTGCCGGTAATTTAGAAGCGGTTGCACGTTTAATAAAAGGCTTATCCGTAAATGATGCAAGAGAAAAACTTAAAGGTATTCCATGCGGTAAAAAAGACACTTCTTGCCCCGATACCATAGCAAAAATATTAAGGATTTACGCATAATGGAATTAACGGCGGGAGAATTATTAGAAGCATTGGAAAAAGTGCCTAAAGATAGCGTTATTCGTTTTCAAAGAATAAACGATGAATACATTGAAGGCAGAAACGAAAATCATCTTTGGTACGGAGAAGAAGATAAACAAATTCCTGCCTTCAAAGAACGTGCCGGCTGGACAACTTATGATATGCCGTGTGATATGGCATCAGAATCATATTGTAAGCATTATCCAAATAGTTGCCCAAGATGTGATGCGAGAAATCAATATATTACAGCAAGTAGATATTTTTATCATGATAATCAATTATTTATAGATGGACACTATTAATATGGCAAAATTACCAAAAATAACATCACCAGAATTAGCGGATTATAAAATATTAACTTTTGATTTGATATTATTAAAAGATGGTATTTCTGGTGCTGTTTTTGGTATTTTTCTTGCTAAAAATTTTCTTTATCCGGTAGAAATTAAAGATAATATAAATTATTTAGCCAATCATATTATGACATTATCACAAACACCAATATCCGTTACTCCAATAGCGTATAATATAAAAAATACATTGATAGATGGCATGTTAAGAGTAAGCAGGAATGGAAGTCTTGTTACAGATACTAGCAAAGGAATATGCTATGATTGCCTTAATTCTGATGTCGCAGAACAATTATATAACTGTTTAATATATATACACTCAAAACTTTGGGAGCATAAAAAATGAATTTTGAACTTAAACTTAATGAACCGGATAGAAAAATATCCGATATGACAATAGGTGAAATTGTAGATATTATTAGAAATGTAGTATTTTGGGAAATACACAAACAAATCAATAGCCATACAGGAAGATATGATTTTCAAAAGGGGTATTTTGTCGGTGATAGACCACCGTTTAATCAAAATGATGTTATATGTGGTAATACTCTTGACATTAATGGATAAATATGATAATATTTTACTATAAGAAAAGAGGGAATTAAATGCGAATTGATAGATGGTTTGAAGTTAATGTAAAACAAAAAGAAAGTTGGCGAGCAGTTATGGAGAAAAGTTTAGTATATACTTTACCAAATGGCTTGCAATTTTATAATAATTTTAACGACCATAGCCTATTTTTAGTGGATAAAGATATGGTAATATTATGCCGTATTTATGCCGATAATTTAGATTTATTTATAGAGGAACGATAGATGGATATTCAAGAAAAAGCAAAAGAATATGATAAAATGGTGGAAATTATTAAACAACATAACATTGAATCTGATGGTATGTTTGCACAGCCATTTACATATAGTGTGGTTTTAGAAGATATTTTAGAAAGATATTTAGATAATCTTAACACTAAATTAGAACCAATAGATGAAACAAAATGTGAGGAATGTGATAACTCTAAAAAATTAGTTAAAAAGACATGGTATTTTATTGCTTATTCCTTAATTACCGATGATTTCCAACCATTAACAGGATGTGGTGAATTTATGCAAGTCGGTGAAAAATTTAATTTTAAGCAAATGGCTAATTATATTAAAGATGTTGTGTTAGAACAAACCAACAAAAAATCATCACAAGATTTAGTTATTACTTTTTATAAAGAATTATCAACAGAATGGGTTGAAGAAAGTGAGTTAAAGTGAGTTTTACTGAATTAAGCCACGCAAAAAGAAAAGCAAGAAAAGAACATAGATGCGAATGGTGTGGCGAAAAAATAGAAAAAGGACAAGAATATTTTAATTATACAGGAATTGGCGATGGCGAATTTCAAGATAACAAAGTGCATTTAGAGTGTTTAGATGCTATGCAAGAACATTTTAAATATAATACTTTTGATGATGAATTTATGCCATACCAATTTAAACGTGGTAGTACGGAAGAAAAATAGAAAGGAACAAAATTATGACATTTGTTAGCAAATCGGGGGGTGTAATGTTTTATCCCTATTTGATGGAATTTCTTGTGGGCAAGTAGCACTAGAAAAAGTCGGTATTAAAGTCAATAATTATTATGCAAGTGAAATTAATAAAAATTCTATTGTGGTTACAATGGATAATTACAAAAATACAATACAAATTGGAGATGTTGAAAATTGGAGAAATTGGAATATTGATTGGAGTTCAATAGATTTGTTAATTGGTGGTAGTCCATGTCAGGGATTTTCAACAGCAGGCAAATTATTAAATTTCCAAGACCCAAGAAGTAAATTATTTTTTGTATATTCGGATATTTTACAGCATATTAAAAAATTTAATCCAAACGTCAAATTTTTATTAGAAAATGTAAAAATGAAACAAGAATTTCAAGATGTAATTTCTCAATATTTGGGAGTAAAACCAATTTTAATCAATTCAAGTTTATTATCGGCACAAAATAGACCTCGCCTGTATTGGACTAACATTAAAAATATTGATTTACCAAAAGACAAAGGAATAGTATTAAAAGATATTATTGAAAAAAATGGCGATTATCAATATATAGAAGATACAAAAACAATTAGACGTATATATAAAGAAAATTATTTACAATATGATATAAACGGATTAGGACATGGTAGCCAAGACCAAAGAGCATTTTATTTAAACGGTAAACACGGTTGTTTAGATACAGGAGCAGGCGGAAAAGCAAAATTACTTTGTGAAGATGGAAGGGTAAGAAAATTAACAAGAATAGAAGTAGAAAGATTACAGACATTGCCGGATAATTATACAAAAGCCGTATCTGTTAGTGAGGGTAAAAATAGATGTGGTGATGCATGGACAGTTGATGTAATAGTACATATATTAAGTAAATTAAAAGAAAGAGAGGTTTAAAGTGAAAGTGTTAGTGGCTTGCGAAGAAAGCCAAGAAGTATGCAAAGCGTTTAGGGCAAAAGGGCATGATGCGTTTTCTTGCGATATTTTGCCTGAATCGGGGGGCATAGTGAATGGCATATACAGGAAGATGTATTAAAGGTTATTAACGGCTGTCAATTTATTACAATGGATGGTAAATTGCACACAGTAAATCAATGGGATTTAATAATAGCACATCCACCATGCACATATTTAACAGTTACAGGCAACAGGTGGTTTAATGTTGAAAGATATGGCGAAAAGGCTATTGAACGACAAAAATTAAGAGAAGAAGCAATAGAGTTCTTTTTAAAATTAGCAAATGCAAATTGTGATAAAATAGCAGTAGAAAATCCTGTTGGTATTATTTCATCAGTATATCGCAAGCCAGACCAAATAATACAACCATATTATTTTGGCGATGCTTTTGAAAAGAAAACATGTTTATGGTTAAAGGGTTTACCAAAATTAAATCCAACAAATATGGTAGAACCACCACCAAGAGTAAAATTTAAAAGTGGTAAAACCATGCCGGAATGGTACTCAAAATGTTGGCATCTTCCGGCAGAACAAAGGTCAATAATGCGTAGCAAAACTTTTCCTGGTTTTGCAAAAGCAATGGCAGAGCAATGGGGTTAAAATAATCAATGTGGTTAATGAATGGTGATTGCAAAGAGAAGTTAAAAGAGATAGAAGATAACGTAATTGATATGGTTATCACTTCTCCACCGTATGATAATTTACGAAAATATGAAGGCTATATATTTGATTTTGAAGCAATAGCAAAAGAATTATATAGAGTAATTAAACCTGGCGGAGTAATGATATGGGTAGTTGGAGATTCTGTAAATAATGGCTCTGAATCCGGCACATCATTCAAACAAGCATTGTATTTTAAAGAGATTGGATTTAATTTACATGACACAATGATTTATAGAAAATCAAATTATGTTCCTTTAAATCATAATCGGTATGAGCAGGAGTTTGAGTATATGTTTTGTCTATCAAAAGGCAAGCCAAATACTTTTACTCCGGTGCGAATACCCTGCAAATATGCAGGACACGAAACATGGGGCGAAAGGTCATTTTATAAAGAAAACAATAATAACGATTTGATAAAGACCGGAAAAAGAGTTATTAATGATACTAAAATTCATGGTAATATTTTTGAGTATAGAGTTGGTTCAACAACTTCAACTAAAAAATATAAGCATCCGGCGATGTTTCCTGCCGAATTAGTACATGACCAAATTTCAACATGGAGTGAAATTGGGGGGTTAATTTTAGACCCAATGATGGGTAGTGGTACAACAGGTGAAGTAGCATTAAGGTTGAAAAGAGATTTTATTGGCATTGAAATATCGGAAAAATATTTTAATTTAGCAAAAGAACGATTAACTACTCTTGACTTATCGGCAGAAAAATAATATAATATAATAAAGAGGAAAAGAGATGAGCATAGAGATTTTTATTCCAGATGAAAATACATCAATAGAAGAACAATTTTATTCAGTATTAGATATTCCTGGTTGTTATTGGCAATGGGTTACAGATAATTGTGGCAATAATCCTCGTATTGTAGTTGCAAAAACTCTTGAAGAATTATTTGAAAGAACAGGCTATAGTGAGGTTTTAGGAGAAGATAATTTTGAATTTTATAAAAATTTAAGTGATACATGGTTTAGGGGTTATATTGATATTACTTCCAATGTTTTGTTGCAATTATTAGCAATCAAGATAAAAAACTACGTTGAAAACGGCGTAGGTACGCACGTTTCGGTGGCAGGAACTACATTAAAAGAGATAAAAAATGACATATTATTATCAATAATGGCATACAAAGAACCAATAAAAAATGAAATAAAAGAACTTTTTGAAAAATTTATTGCAAATAATACAGATATTTTGCAATAAGATAAAAAAATAAGGACAAAATATGAATATATCAAAAATTTTTATGTTAGATGAAGTAAATTTAGTGTTTGGAAAAAGAAATTTATCTTATTTTCCGACAGGATATTCATATTGGTATAATGGCAGAGAAATTAGCAATAAAACATATTCGGAATCAAAATGGAAGAAAATAAAAGAAAAATTTAATAAAGGTTTTGGATGCACAATTGAAAGAAATCCGGAATATAGTTTTCAAGTTGCATGGGAAGCAGATAACCAAATTGCTAATGCTGTTAAAAATGATATAAATAGCAAAAGAAAGGTGATATATTAATGTTTAAAAAAATAAAAGACGATATATTATTTTTAACTATAATACCAGAGGTTATATGGCATTTATTACATAATCGCTTTGATGACGATATGTTTAGTAAATATGCTCGTTGGGTATTAAATACTGTATGTGAGGATGATAAAAATGAGTGAAGATTCACCAACTAAAAACGCAATAACAGGTTTTGTAATAGCAATAATTGTTACAATATCAATATTAATAGGTTTAATGATTCCTATTCCTTCACCGTTGGAAGAAGAAACTCCAAAGCAGATACATAAAGCACCCGTAAGAGTTGCTCCGATTCCGCCGTCAAAGGTTTTAATAGATTTGAATGAAGATGATATTCCGGAGTGGTATTATGTTATACCAACATTAGAAGGAGAGGAATAATGGGTTTTTATGCTGGATTTATAACTTTAATATTTATATGTTATTTTATACATACTATGGTGGAGCATAATGAATATTGGCTTTATTTATTTATTTGTATAATGGAAAGTACACTTATATATAGCATAAGTGCATTATTATATCATTTCGGATGTCTATTATAAGGAGAAGAATAAAGTTATGGCTGTAGTAATAGATGAAGTATTTAATTATAGACATTCAATGATGATAAAACATGCATTGCAAGTATTAATCACATTATTGCATCAGAATCATATTTTATCTGATGTTGATAAAAAAGCATTGTTGGATATTATGGATTTGAATAAACAATATGGAGATAAATAATGAATTGGTATTTAATAGGTAAAATTATCACATTTCCATTTATAGTAATATTTTTTATTTTATTTGGTATTTGGTATATGGTAGTATTTTTATTATGGTGTTTAACATTGCCGTTTTATTTTATTATAGGTATATGGCTCAATGATATTCCTAGTGTATTTGAATTTTGGTGGGAATTTATATCAGCACCATTGGGAATATGACGGAGAGATTGGTGAGATAAAGTTTTTAGAGAAGAAATATCAAGAAAGGGTGGTTAGCAGATGGATAATAAAAAATCATTAAAATTTTTAGCAGGATATTGTTCTACTGCTTTTAGTGCGTTAGGATATGTTTGTGCAAGTATGTTAAGTCCTAATCCATTTATTTGGTGGCTGACAATTCCTTTAATAATTTTTATTACTATTACTGATGTTTTAATGTTAATTGATTGGATGGATAAATGATTTTTATTGTTAAACTTATGTTAGGAATGTTGTTATTTGTAGAATTTATCGGAATTATGATATTATTCTTTTTATCTGCTGTTATCGCAATAG